TTACGTGATGTCGACGTAGGTAGGGGAAAGGTCAGAGCCCCACAAACAGGTGTATAAACAAATAACCTACTTCCAAGTCTTGGCTGTGACGAACTCACATGATGTTCAAGATTAGATGGAACCATTAAACAGGTTCCGTCTGACTGAAACAATCTACATGATGCTAAATTGCTTCGCAATTATCATTCACATAATTGTATAAAAAGAAAGTGGTGTTTGAGCGATAGCGAAAAACACAAGTGAACGTAGTTCACTTCTTATCAACTCATGTTAATGTAAATCAGGATCTCTTCCGAATCCACTTTTAACTGCACTCACTTGTAATTCTTCTATTCTATATTCTTTATGAGGATTTTGTGCTTGTAGACATTCAACACAAGTATTCGCTTCTTCTGGTGAATTAGCCACTGTTACTTCCACATCATCTTCATACACTTTATATTTGGTAATCATAGTAGAATTATTTAGAGTTCGAGATACAGCAATTAAACTGTACTTTAACGAGGTGGTGTGAATTTTTGATTTGCTTTTTTGGTTTGTTCTGCATCTTGCTTGATAAGATCAATAACTTTCATTCTTTCGCTGTGCGGCATATTCCATGCTTCATTGAGTGTTATACCGCCTTTCATATACCAAACAATGTCTAGAACACTTTGTTCTACTGCTTCGCCTTCTCGCTCTATAGTCTCAACAAAAGCCATTATCTCGTCATGGCTCGCGAGTTTGCCAAGACTTATACGAAAAAATTTGATTGATTAAAGATCAGCGGCGTTGATATAGTTTCTGGCGCACCCTGTTCAACTAATCCCTTTGGTACTTGTACTTGTCTATCTGGTATACTAAAGTTATCCTTTTGTTCAGTAAGATAATCCAACACAGCACCAAATACCTTGCTGTCGGTGTTGTTGAAAAAGTCTGCTATTGCTGTAGGATTTGTTTCAGTACCTTCTGGTGTTTCAATAGCAACAATTTGTTTTACAACTAGATTCAAATTTGAATCTGTGATTCTTCGAAAACTGTCTTTTACAATTTTGTTTTTTTCTTCTTCGGAAAGATCCTGTACACGCAGAGCCTGTACGATTCTAGTAGTTTCAAAAGTGTTTAAGTCAATAATGTTTTGATCTTTAAGTGTGAGTGGTTTACTGTGAAAAACTAGATCATTGTACTTGAAAGTGTTTGTCCATTTTCTATCCATTAGTTCGTCTAGTATTACTCGCAGGTCGATTTCGTAGTCTAGTTCTTCGTTTTCTAGATTTGGCACACCGACTGTTAATTTCATCTTTTCACCGTATGTGGCAATTCTCAATGCAATAATAATTGCATCAAGATCAATAATAGGCACATCATAAGGATCTTCAATTAGTGGCATACAACTCTTGATATTAAGTGCAATGCTTTCTCCGTTCATTAGTGCATCCGGAGTTTTTAGGATCATTTCGTCACGTGCGGTCATGCTGTACACTGGAATTTCTCCAGTGCTAGATTTTTCGAATGGATTTACCTCATAGAACATACCCCCGCTAGGTAGTTTAGTGTAAATCTTGGGTTGTCTTGTGTATTTTGCGAGGATACTATCACTCATGTTTTTTCTCCAATAAATAAAGTTACTGCTATAATTATAAAAGTATTTATATACGCATATTACTGGTGAAATGAACAAATGACAGAATTAGAACTATTAGAGAAGGCCTTTAGCCAATTAGACAATAAAGGCGCGGCCAGCGAAAGTACACTACAGCAACTATCAGGCAGAATCAAAGAACAAACTACTGAAAGTAAAGATCCTAACAGTCCATCAAACAAAAGTCTGTCAGGAATACTAAAAGGTATCACTACGCTTGGCGGAAAAGTTGGTACAAGCATGAACGAAGTTGTTAATTTTGGTAAAGATTTTGTCAAAGAACAGCAGAAGTTCACACAAACTATTGATAAACTAGGATTAAGCAGGATACCATATGTTGGTGCTGTAGCAACTATTGTAGAACAACTAGAAGATAATATTGGAACTTTTAGAAATCTATCTCAAAACGGTATTAACTTTGGCAATAGACTGCAAAAAATTCAAGAAGATTTTGCCAGACTGGGTGTAAGCACTAGAGAATACGAGACATATCTACGTGGAAATTCTGAAGCACTTGCACTTATAGAGTCTAGTGGTAAGGGTGCTATCACTGCACTTAAAGGAGCAGAACAAAATATTAATGATTTTGGTATGGAACTGCAAAGATTTGGTCTTGACTTTAATGAAATAAATGAAAACTATTTTAGTTTTCTAAATAGAAATGCTTATGCAATTAGATTTGGTACAGATGCAATCGCCGGCATGGACGAAAGATCAACAGAATATGCAAAAAGTTTAAGAAGACTTACAGCACTTACTGGACAACAAGTTGATGCTGTACAAAACATGGTAGAAGAAACATTTGGAGTATCCAGTATCCAAACTGCATTAAGTCTAGAAACAGGAAAAACAAGGGATCAATTTAGAATGGTTGCAGACATGATGAGTGTGTTTGGCAACGAAGGATTAAAAGGTACTGCGGCCATGATGACAGGCTTTGCACCAGGCATCGACGGAGTAAGTAACACACTATTTGCACTTACACCTGGCCTGCAAGATGCCGCCCAAGAGATAATTGACACAGCAAGAAGCGGCACCATGTCCAACGCAGAGTTTGAAAGATATGCAAGAGACAAACTTACACAGTTTGCAAGAGACAATGAAGAACAAATAAAAGCCAACGCTAAAATTAATGCAGGTATCAGTTTAAGTAACAGTGACATTGCACAAGCCGTGAATCAAAGTGTTAGCGGAGTAATGAAATTACTGCGTACTGAAGGAGAAGTTGAAGACTCATTCAGTAGCATAGATAAGGGTGCTAACAAAGTACTAGACGGTATGATCGCATTAGATGACGGTACTAGAAAAGTAAGAGCGGCCTTTGCAACACTTGCAACTAGATTTTATGGTTCAGACACAGTGCAAGAAGGGTTTGATAGAGCAACAACTTCAATCAACAAGTTTGCAACAAAACTAGAAAAAGCCATGGATGCAAAAGATTTAAATGAAGCATTTAAAATCATATATCAGGATATACTAGACAAACAGAAAAATTTTGAAAATCTTTTTAAAAGCACTGCCATCCCAAGTTTAGAACAAAAGGGTAAAGTTACAGCAAATAGCGGAATTTCGAAAATGGCTTTTGAATCCGGTTTAGAAAGTTATAAGGAGGATTCAACAGTTGCAAGTTTAACAACTTCAATACAAGAAAAAATGTTGGCTCAACTAGAAACAGCATTTGTAACCCTATCTAAAGAAGATCAGAAAAAATATGAAAAAAGATATACCGAGTTGAGAGAAGCAGTTACCAAACAATCAAAGAGTGTTGCAGAGGCTATTATTGATGCACAAGGCGATAAAAGTAAACTAGGGTTATTTACAGGTACACCGGGCGTGTTCGGTAAATTGTTTCATAACTTTGGTGAAGGAACAGATGCTACACTACACGGCGAAGAAGCAGTAATTCCAAAAGATTCGCCAATTGGAAATATGTTAAGCATGATGTCCAATGATATGGGTACACTAAAATCAGGAATGAAAACTGGTGCAAATGGAAAACCGGATTTTGGAAGTTTCATAAGCCAAGCACAGAGCATGGGAGCCAAATATGACAAGTATTCCAAAGAAAATGAGGGTGCTATTAACAAACAGGGAAGAGATTTTGCCAAATCGTTCGGAATTACTGACGAAATGCTTGACAAAGCACAGTCTTCGAGTGTAAAATCAAATAATAGTACAGGTAAAGGAACATCGGTAAATAACATTGGCGGCAATATGGCTACAAGACTAGATGAATTAATTCGCATTAATAAAGACATGCTTGAAGAATTACGCAATATGTAAGGAAAAATAATATAAATGAGTTGGAAAAAATACTTCACAGAATACAAACCCGCCGATACATCAGGTAACACCAGTCCTATATCAGGATACAGTGGTAACGGTCCTGCACGTACAAACTATTCAAGTTTCTTACCAGAAGTTTATTCAGGCCATCCTAATCGTATTGAGCGTTATGGTCAGTATGACACTATGGATAGTGACAGTGAAGTAAATGCCGCTCTAGATATTCTTGCAGAATTTTGTACACAAAAGAACAACGAAAATCATACACCATTTAGTATTTTCTTCAAAGACAAAGCAACAAGCACCGAAGTAAAAATACTAAAAGGTTATTTGCAACAATGGGCAGACATAAACAATTTTGATAGACGTATTTTTAAAATTGTAAGAAACATTTTCAAGTATGGTGATGCTTTCTTTGTGAGAGATCCAGAAACATACAAATGGTTTTACGTTGATGCCGCAAAAGTTGACAAAATTATTGTTAATGAATCAGAAGGCAAACAGCCTGAACAGTATGTAATTAGAGATCTAAATATTAATTTCCAAGATCTTGCAGTAACACAAAAAAATCCAACTAACAATCCAGGACAAATTGACTATACCACAAGCGGCGGCGCAATGGGAAGAGGATATGTTGGTGCTGGGCCACAGAACTTTTCAACAAGATTTGAAAAAAGTCAAAATCAAATGGCGATTGAAGCAGATCATGTTGTACACTTATCACTTTCAGAAGGACTAGATAGAAATTTTCCTTTTGGTAACAGTTTATTAGAAAGTGTTTTCAAGGTTTATAAGCAGAAAGAATTACTTGAAGATGCAATTATTATCTACCGTGTGCAAAGAGCACCGGAGAGAAGAGTATTTTACATCGATGTAGGTAACATGCCTACTCACCTTGCTATGGGATTTGTTGAAAGGGTCAAAAATGAGATCCATCAACGTAGAATTCCTTCAGCAACTGGCGGTGGAACTAATGTTATTGATGCTAGTTTCAACCCATTATCAATTAATGAGGACTACTTCTTCCCGCAAACAGCAGAAGGACGTGGTTCTAAAGTAGAAACACTACCAGGCGGTACTAATTTAGGTGAAATTGACGACTTAAAATATTTTACTAACAAGTTATTCCGTGGTTTACGTATTCCAAGTTCTTACTTACCTACCGGCGCAGATGATTCTGCCGCACAGTATAACGACGGTAGGGTAGGCACTGCTTATATCCAAGAATTAAGATTCAACAAATACTGTGAAAGACTGCAAAACCTAATGGCATTTATATTTGATAGAGAATTTAAACTGTATCTACGTGCTAAAGGTGTAAACATTGACAACAGTATTTTTGATTTACATATGAATCCACCGCAAAACTTTGCGGCATATAGACAAAGTGAAATGGATAATGCTCGTGTTAACACATTTGCTTCACTACAAGAAGTACCTTATATGAGTAAACGTTTTGCTATGAAGCGTTTCCTAGGCATGAGTGCTGAAGAAATGGCAGAAAACGAAACACTATGGCGTGAAGAAAATTCAGATGAAGCAATTAATAACATAAATGCATCAACTGAAATGAGATCAGCAGGAGTTACACCGAGTGGAATTCAAGGTGATCTAGATACACTAGGCACAGCGGAACCTGATGCAGGTGCACCAGAACCTGAACCAGAAGTAGGCGGAGACACAGGTGGCGGCGCAGAACCTATTGAACCTCCTACACCGGGCGGTGGTGGCGCAGGCACATAAAGGTAAATAGTTTTATGTTGTTAAAAGAATTTTTTTATTTTGATAAAGACGGATCAAACTTTGCAGACGATAAAAGATTTGATTCAAATAGAGACATTGGTGTTGTTAGACCTGATGACACTAGAAAAACACGTTTGACTCTTTCACAGATAAACGAAATCCGTAGAACTAGCGAAGCAAGAGAACTAGAACAACAAAAAGAATTAAGTTTTATTCGCGACATGTACGGTCCTGCACCAGAAGAAGCAACAGCAATCTAAAAACCATTTAAATACCTATATGGACACAGCATTCGTATTGGGTAATGGTACCTCCAGACAACATTTTGATATATACAAACTTATAGGCAAAGGTAGAATCTATGCCTGTAACGCAGTGTATAGATCTTTTGAACCTGATGTTTTAATTGCCGTGGATCCTAAAATGGTTCATGAAATTGTAGCAGACGGGTATCATAAAAATCATGTGGTCTGGACAAACTATAATAACGGATACAAAGATTACACAAATCTAAACTATTTTGAACCTAGCAGAGGTTGGAGTTCTGGACCAACTGCTTTGTGGAAGGCATCACACGACAACTATAAAAAAATATACATACTTGGCTTTGATTATATGGGATTAGAAAAAGGCAAGAAGTTCAATAACCTTTTTGCTGATACTCCGAACTATAAACAAAGCAAAGAAAATGCAACATACTACGGAAACTGGTTGAGACAAACAGAAAATGTCATCAAAACACACACTCACATTGAGTATTTTAGGGTAATTAACAAGGGGGATTTTTGTCCTGCCCAGTTAAATAACTATACAAATGTGCGAAATATGGAGTTTGAGGAATTTGAAAACAGAATTTCTCAATGATCTAATGGTAAAAAACGCAAAAATACACCTATTTCCATTGGTAAAAGTGGTTTTTTCGTAAATACAATGGACAGCCTTGCCTATTAAACTGAATAAAGGAGATAAAACAATGTCAGATAACACTAAATTTGAACAGTTATTAGATCTTCTTGTCAACGAAGAAAAGGAAAAAGCAGAAGACCTTTTCCATGATATCGTTGTTGAGAAGTCAAAGGAAATCTATCAGGGTCTAATTGAGTCTGAAGAAAAAGAAGATGAAAAAGAAGTTGAAGAAACAACTGAAAAGTCGGATGAAGACGAAGTTGAAGAAACAACTAAAGAAAAAGACGAAGAAGAAAAAGTAGAAGAAAACTTCGGCGAAGAAGAAGCAGTTGAAGAAGTTGGTGGCGATGCCGCTGATGACATGATGGCTGATGTAGACGCTGAAGGTGATAAAGATTATAACGACGACGGCGAAATGGATGATCACGAAAGCGATCACGGTGATATGGAAGACCGCGTTGTTGACCTAGAAGACGCTCTAGATGATCTTAAAGCAGAGTTTGAAGCAATGATGGCTGATAAAGATGGTGAAGAAGCACCTGCAGACGATGCTGAAATGGATATGGGCGACGAAGAAGGTGAAGAAGAATCAGAAGAAGCCGAAGAGGAATCAATGGAAGCAGTTGCTACTGACGAAATTGAAGAGGATGCACAACCAAAAACCGCTGGCGAGACTATGAGAGAATATGTTGAAAAAGTCTCTGCACCTAATAATTCCGAAGGTTCTGATAACACTGCAAGTCCTGTAGCATCGAAAGGTGGTAAGGATTCCGGTGCTGATGGTAAAAACATTGCACAGGGCGGTGAAGAAAAGGGCGGTAGTGCCGTTAAGCCAAAAGACATGGGAAAATCTTTCGAGAATGAACCAGGTTCAAAAGCAGGCGACACTTTTAAGAAAGCATCTGCACCAAAAAGTGCTGAATAATTAGGAGTTAGCCAATATGGCATACTTAAGAGAACATCTTACGTTCGATCAGGCGCAAGTCACCCTTGAGTCTCAAGGTGAAGGGGAAAACAAATCACTTTACTTAAAAGGCATTTGTATTCAGGGTGGTGTCAAAAACGCTAATCAGCGTGTTTACCCTGTCTCCGAGATAGGCAACGCTGTGAGGACACTCAAGGATCAGATCGACGGCGGTTATTCTGTACTAGGTGAAGTAGATCACCCAGATGATTTAAAAGTAAACTTGGACAGGGTCAGTCACATGATTACAGACATGTGGATGGATGGTCCTAACGGATTTGGCAAGATGAAAATTTTGCCAACTCCAATGGGTAACCTAGTTAAAACAATGCTGGAAAGCAAAGTTAAACTAGGAGTATCCAGCAGAGGTAGTGGAGAAGTTAATGAATCTACAGGAGAAGTTAACGGTTTTGAAATTATCACTGTTGATGTGGTAGCACAACCTAGTGCTCCGGGTGCTTATCCTACACCAATCTATGAACACTTCATGAATACTAGAGGTGGTTATAGTGCGATTAGGGCGGCGCAAGAAGTATCGCAAGATGCTAAAGCACAGAAGTACCTTAAAGAACAGATGCTACGAGTCATAAAAGGCTTGCAGTCAAATTAAAGGAGAAGCCAATGAGTGATGTTTTTAACAAACTATTTGAAACTGGCGCTTTAAGCGAGGATGTTCGTGCAGACTTGCAAGAAGCATGGGATCAAAAGGTTAAAGAAAACAAAGACACTGTTACTGCGGAACTCCGTGAGGAATTTGCGAAACGCTACGAGCATGATAAATCAAACATGATCGAAGCAGTGGATCGCATGGTCTCCGAGCGTTTAGAATCAGAAATTAAGGAATTTTCAGAAGATAAGAAGACACTTGCTGAAGCAAGAGTTGAATATAAAAAGAAAGTTTCTGAACACTCTGGTAAACTGCAAGAGTTTATGCTCAAGCAGTTAACTAAAGAAATTG